GTTCTTGACCGGCCGCTTGGGTTTCGGCTTGGGGATCTTCGCGCCCGAACGGCGGGCTGTGTCAAGTGCGATCGCGACGGCCTGCTTTGGCGGATATTTCTCACCGCGCAATTTGCGGATGTTGGCGGAAACGACGGCCTGGCCCTTACCCTTTTTCAATGGCATGCGTTACTTCCGTTTCTGGACACTGACGCTCTGGAACCCTTCGCCTTTCAATCCCGCAACCTGGCGCTGCACGTCGCCATGAATACGCCTCACATCAGCCGCGGCCACGGGATGCGCCCGTCCCTGCTGCGACTGGACGCAGACGTTCAGCGGCGTGTCCATCACGCACGCGGCGAGCTGTGCGCCGTGCTGTCGCGCAATGGTAGCGGCCGCCTTGCGTACCGCAGGGTTCGCGCCGGTCGTATCGAAAACGACGTCCTTGCCGGCGGCCAGCATCTTGTTGATCTGCGAGTAGGCGGTGTGCAGCGCATCGGCCGGCGTCTGCCTGCGCTCGCGCGCGCCGTCCGTCGAGACTACGTTTGCGCCGGATCGCTTCGCATAGGTGGACTTGCCCGAGCCGGGCGCTCCCATGAGCACGGTTAAACGTGGCATGTTATCCCCACGCGATATCTTGCCGGCAGCGCGATTCCGCCGTATTGCCGCCGGGGTTGCCGTTGTTGTTGTTCCAATACGCTGCGAGTTGCCCGGCGTTTCGGACGGCGCCGTTATTGAAAGTCATCCAGGGCACCTCGCTGGTGATAGAGAACGGACCGCCCGTGTAGATAATCGGCGGATCCATGTACCCCACGGGTTCGAGGTTTTCCAGAATGAGCATGAGATCCATTGCGCTTGATACCGATAGGCAATAAGTGGGGTTGACCTGGGTCGGCGGATAACCGGGCGGGTTGATGACGTACACGTCGTCCCGGAATTTCGGGAAATAAGTAGTGGCGGTAGGCTTCGGTAGGTGCTCCTTAGCAAACAGGTCTTGCACCTGCTTTACGGTGATCTGCTTTTCCTGGCTCATCGTTTCCTCATTTCGTTTAGTCGGACTACCCCATCCATGAACCTTGCCGGCCGAAGCCGCGGTCCCGCTGCGGCGTCTTTTCGACGGGCGGAACGAACGCAGCCCATGTGAGCGCGAGGGCATCCCCGTTGTCGGGGCTCGCGATGCCGCGCTTCATCATTTGCTGCTTGCTCTCGAGCACCAACTGCTCTCGCCGGTTGCGGTCGCATTGCGGCCCCGTGAGATCGTTTTCGAGCACGATATCGCTCGAGATCGCGCCCTTCTCGAGCCAGACGCGCATCTTTTCCCACATGTAAGCGCGCATGTTGGACTGGTGGCGGTCGGGCGACGGCGCGCCGAAATTGACTTCCTGCACGTTGTCGTAGCCCATCGCCCGCAGCCGCTCGACGTAGGGCGCGCCGAACGCCGAATCGACAAACAGCATGGCGATCTTTTTTTCCGGACTCTGCTCGCTTAGAAGCTGCGTGAGCTTGGTGAGCATCGGTCCGCGATCGGTGCGAACGAACTCGCCGGGCAGCCGGATTGCCGGAACCGTGCGGGCGTCGAGGCCGCGGCGGAACGCGATCACGTTCCACGCCGAGCCCCCGCCCGAGGGATCGAAGCCCGCAATCAGCGGGTCGTCGGGAAAGCTCGAGGGCTCGCGCTTCTGTGCGTTCCAAACACGCTCGTGATCGATGAACTGAAGATCACCCGAACGCGGCGCGATGCCGCGGACGCGGACACGGAAGAAGTCCGAGTCTTCGCCATGATCTTCGAGCCATTCCTGAATGAGCGTCTGGTTCGGATACCGGCAGGTTCTCGAGTCGATGATTTGTTGTTTCCACCGCTCGCGCTCCGAACCGAACACGATCCGGTGAAACTTGCCTTGGTTGCGCGTGGGGTTGCCCCACGCAAAAATCATCGGCTCGCCGTCCGTCAATCCGCCTTCGGCCGCGTTCCAGATTTCATCGGGCACGGCGGATGCTTCATCGAACAGATACCAGGAGGTCGAGCGCGCGGCGTGCTGCCCGTGGAAGGCTTCGGAGTTCTCGCGTCGGCAGGTTTGCGCGCTGACGAACCAGCTGTCGGGCGCCTGTCGCGCCGCGATTTTCTCGGCGCCGATCGCGAACCAATGCGAGGTAATCGAAAGCCGCATCCACTTGGTGATCGCCGGCCATGTCTTCGTTGTGAGCTGCGCGAAGGTGTTGGCGGTGATCGTACCGACTGAATGCGGCCGCGTCGAAAGGATCCAGCCGGCAATCCACCCCGATGCTGTAGACTTGCCGATGCCGTGTCCGCTCGAGATCGCAAGGCGGACGGGCAATACGGCGCTCTGTCCGTCGAAGCGCCGGCCGCGCACTTCGCGCCCGATGTCGGTCAATAACTCGCGCTGCCAGTCATCGGGCCCATGATCGTCGCGCAGCGGGCCATTTTTCTCTCCCCAGGGATACGCCCACCGAACCCACCCGAGCGGATCGTCCTTGAAGCGCGCAACCGTCTCGATCAATTCTTCTTCGGCCGGTAATATACGCTCGCTGGCGGTGGCCATCATTGGCTTATCCCAATCGCCGGTAAGTGTACATACACATGATGTACACTAGAAGAGTGACTTGGGGAAAACCCGTTCGCGATGCCAATGGCAAGCTGATGACTCCGGCCGAAATCGTTGCGGCAGAGATCGCCAAACAAAAGCAAACGCAACCGATCACCATCCGGCTTTCGATTGCAGATATTGAATGTGCGAAAGCACTGGCCGTCCGCAAGGGAATCGGTTATCAGACTTATCTGAAATCGCTGATTCATCAGGCTCTCACTACCCAATAAACTCACGATGCGGTTTGCTTCTCCATCTGAATCAACCGCTCGCGCGCGGCCGACAGCCGCTCAACGAGGTTGATCGTGCCCGAGTGCTCGATGTTGGTGGTTTCGCGGTAGAGGTGCGGCCTGTAGCGTTTCAACAGGATGATGAGGAGCTGGTCCGAGTACTCGACGTCATAGACCTGCCGTTTGTTCTTGCCGCGGCCGATCGAAAGCGGCTTGCCGCGGTAGTAGATCGGCCGCTTGATGCCTTCATAGGCGCGCCGAACGGCTTCATCCTCGAGCGACTGCGCGGTTTCGTCCTGCACTTCTTCCCAGAGCGCGCGGAACGATGCATCGTGTTTGCGCCATCCATAGACGGTCGATTGGTTGATCTTGGCAAGCTGGCAGGCGACTTTAAGCGAAGCGCAATCGCGGAACGCGGCAATGAAAGAGCGCTTGGCTGCGACCTGGCGGGCGCGCCCGGTCAGCTTGGGTTTAGGCTTTTCTTGTGGAACGTCCATACACCACGCGGGTTGTCAGTGGTTTCATGGTCATGGGAAAAACGGGTTCCGGTGGGAATGCTCGAGGCGCGGAGCTGCGTTTCGCGGCCGCGGCGGGCAACGAGCGCGCGGATGCGCTTATGCGTGCCGACGGGATCGACGAGCTGCGCCTCGATTAAGAGGAGCGCGCGCTCAGGCGATGCGTAATCCAGGAGTTCGTGATCGGGACCGCGTATCTCCAAACAGTTTGCGGGGGAGGGCACACATATACGGGGTTGGGAGTTGTTTGTTTTAACGTGGCCTTCTAAGCACCACGGGGACCGATCCCATATGAACGGCTTGCAGCCTAGTCTATAATCTCCCTGGAATGAACGTCAACCAGCTTCGTGCGTGCCTGGCTGAAATTGACGGCTCGCTCGAGGTGCTGGGACGGCGCGAAGTCGAGGACGGGCGCAGCGAACTATTCCCGATCGGTTCGGTTGCGGTCAAACTGGATCCGGACACGGCCGAACTGTACGCGGTGATTGCCGAGATGCCGGACTAGGGTTCGCTTTATCTTCGTGTCCATGAAAACACGGTAAGCGAATTTACCGCTTGCGTTTGTGTGTGTACTAGCAGTAACGTGAAAACCGCCCTCAAAGAGAAGTTGGTGGCTTCGCAAGCCAGGCCCGAGCGCACTGACCGACTAACACCGGGTGGTCCCGCTGGTACCGGATGTCCACAACTTGAGAACGTTGACTCAAGGTGTGCGATTTATGTGCAATAATGCTCTGGTTCGGCTGATCACCGGACGGTTGAAATTTTGGAATGGCGGACGGCATTCCCTCCCCGGGAATGGGCTTAACGGCCGCCACTTCCAAACCCCTAGTAAGCCCGGGGGGAGGCGAGAATACTAAATCACGCCAATCCGCTAAAGATCCAAAGCCGCGCAGGCGTTCGCGCGGAAGACGTTCGAGCGGCGGAAGTAGGTTCGCAAACAGTCCATGTCCCGGTGCCCGCTGTGTGCAGCGATCAAGAGATCAGAGAGTCCGGCCTCGCCGGCGGCCGTGATGAATCCGGATCTCAGCGAGTGAGCGCCGTAGTGCGACGGGTTCAACCCGATATGTGCGACCGAACGTTTGACTACCGCACAAACTGTCTTCGACGCCATCGGCAGGGCGCCGCGATGGCGGCATCGCCGGATGAATATTTCGCGCGTCCCGGTTTCGCCGCGCACGTCGAGCCAGGCGCGCAGAGCCTGACTGGCGCATGTCGTCGGATACTTACCCAGTGGGATTCCGATATAGCGGCCACGCGCCTCTTGGTCCTGTTTTTCCCGGCGGATTGTCAACACCAAACCTTCAGTCGAGAACTCAACGTCATCGAGAGCGAGTTCGGCGAGACTCACGCTGCGCAGCGCAGAAGTGAATCCGAGCAGCATCAAGGCGCGATCGCGGACGGCAGCCGGCCGCCGGGATGCCCCAAGTTTTATCGAGATTTCACGGAGCTGCGCTATGGTCAGGGGAACCATGCGCCTAGGCCGCTCCGCTTTCGTCCTCTGCGCGCCCCGCAGCAACATCAGGCATGCCGAGTGGTCCCAGCGATCAAAGCCATGCCGTCTTTGCTCGTAAGCAATCGCATGCAGACGCCGGCGGACGGTGGATACCTTGAGCCCTTTGTTGAGGCCATCGGCCAGGAACAGGGTTACCGTATCGCGCGAAGCCGGCAGAGGGCAACGGCCGTGTTCGCCGGCCCAGGCTACGAACATGCGCCATTCAAAGCCGTAGCCGATCCTGCTCTGAGGCGCCAACAAGGCCGCGAGATAGCGGTCGCACTCAGCGCCAAGAGGTTCGGAGTGAAATATTCCGGAAGGGAAAAGGGGGAGTTGGGAGGCCATAAACCGGAGAGTCTATCTCGCCGGGTATTTGGCAGTTGTAAACGTGGGATACATCACACAACCGGAATTGTAGCCGGGTGCGCCCGCGTCCTTCAAGGCCGTCCCGAACAACGAGCCCCTTGATTTTCCTTCCGACTCGTTTCCGAGCTGCTCTCAAACTTTCTGAGGGGATGAAGCAGAACGGGCGAGGTCGTAAGTGCAGAACCAAGGGGGGGGCTCTATGCCCGGACGTTTTTATCCTGCCATAAATTCCACCCCTTGGATAGCTAAAAGTCAGTGAATTGTGATTTTGGGCGCATTTTGCGCCGGGAGTTATCCAGATGGCAGCTCCAGCTATCCGTTTCGAAAACGATTTTCAGCGACAAACCAGCGGACTTTCGGTCACACCGGACTTTAATACCCGGCTCGAACAGGAAATGCGCGACCCCCTCGCGACCTTCGGCCAGCGTGTTCTTGCGTGGATCAAACGCTATTCCTGGGGCAATGGTTCCCTCTGGGCAATTCATGAAAAAACCGGTCGAGTTCGCCTGCAACGTGATTGTGTTAAAGAACTTGGCATTAATAAGCGGCGGGTCTCACAGGTGGTCCGCTATTACGTCCAACGCGGGTACTTGATCGATCACCCCAAGTTGCTGTACCTTATCCCTTCCCCGATTTTAAAAAGTCCCATCCAAAAAAGTCCGCGTGACGCGGACTTTTCCAAAACTGTAAAGTTTATGGACACCTGGAAGGTGTCGTGTTCAACGGACTTTGAGTCCTATGAACGCGCTAAGGTTAGTGAGAAAGTCGCAAGAACAGAGCGTAGGCGAACAGAGAAAGTCCGTAGGGCTGCGTACGAAGAGTGGCTAAAGTCCCAAGAACCAGAGGTTTTTGAGGCCCCTTGTACTGTACTTGTACCTACTTCTATAGAGATTGTAGGTAGGTACAGTACAGCAACGAGTCCGCCAGATGATACTGCCTACCTACCTACCGAACCAAAAACGCACCCCGAACACAAAACTCAATCTGTTGAGGATCTGATCCTCGGCTTGCCGGCGGTTAAGCGACTTGAAGAAAAACTGCACGATACTCTACGGCAGCCCCTCCTCGGACAAATAACCGACGAATTGAACGGAGCTCCAATCGATCGCTTGAACGATCGTATTAACGTAAGGTTCGAAAGAATCACGTCATTCGGTGGCCTGGTCTGGGCTGCGGCGGATGTTCGGAAAGCTTGGAAAGCCGAGCAAAAACGGATTCAAAACGCTGCCGAAGCGAGGAGAATCGCAGAGGTCGCGGAATGGCGGCGTATACTCGAGCCCGATTCCGGTGAAAGCGAACAAGACAGAGAAATCGCCAGACGGTGTTTGCAGCAGCGGGGACTGTTGGCATGACTTGTAAGTTTTGCCCACAAGAAGCAGTTGGAGTTTGCTTTTGGCGCGTCCCCGCCAAAAAATACATTCCGCACATGAATTTGAACGTTGGCGATGTGGTTTACATGCGCAGAATGCGAAGCCAGCGTTCCTCTGATGAAGTTCAAGTTGAGGTATGCGCTATTGCGCGATTCGAAGATTACGTGACGGACCATCCCTGGGGACTACAAAGGGCAAAGGGACGATATGGAAACCCGAGGCTGGTCACGATGTTTGGCTACAGGGATCCTGATGGTTCTTGCAAGCTGTTCTATCACATTGGAACGTTCGTAATCCGTCAGATCGGTTGGTGTGGCGTGCCGTTCTGCGAACTACATGGATGTGATCGTGGCTTTAACGAAAAGCAGCGGTTTGATGCGACATACTGCATGGACCACTGGAATGACTGGGAGACGATCAAGTGACAAAACCGCCCTGCTGGGACTGGAAAGAGAACCGCCTGGACCGTCTCGCCGCGCGTATGCGTGCCCGGTACCTCTATTCGGGCAGTGGTTGTGCGACACAACGCCGGGCAATCTTGAAACGAATTGGAGTCAACACGATGAATAGCTGTCCCGCCTGTGTCTATGGCACG